GAAGCCGCCCCAGCCCCCGCCCAGGCGCAGCCCGCGCCCGCGCCCGCGGCGTAGGCTGCCAGTGGCAAAGCCCCAAACCCTCTTTGAGGTCATCACCGCTGCGGTCGCTGACTTGACGGAGCACGGGTTCGACAGCCAGCGCCGGGTCGACGAGTGGATGGCGAAGATCGCCGCGGCCGCCAAGCGCACGCTGACCCCAGAGGACACCCTGGACCGGCTGCTGCGCGATACGCTGAAGGGGCTCTACCAGCGGCTGGTCGACGGGGGCCGGATCGCTCGCATGCACCCCGGCGTGTCGGCGTTCACCTTGCGCGAGGTCAAGCCGAAGCTGCACGCCGAGCTGCAGCGACGCATCATGACCTCGGCCAGCCTGATCACGCTGAATCGCGAACAATCGATCGCCAAGACCATGCAGCGCTTCCAGGGGTGGGCGTCGTCAGTGCCGGCGGGCGGCTCGCGCGTCACTGATCTGCGCGAGGTGAAGTACGACGTCGCCAAGGCGCTGAAGCAACTGCCGTTCGAGGAGCGGCGCGTGATCATCGACCAGGGCCACAAGCTGACCGCCACCATCAACGATGTCATCGCGAAGGACGGCGGCGCGATCGGCATGCGCTGGCACTCAAACTGGCGCGAGATCAACTACGACTACCGGAAGGACCATAAAGCCCGCGACGAGAAGGTCTATCTGATCCGCGACTCGTGGGCGCACAAAAAGGGCTTCGTGAAGCCTGGCGCTGCGGGATACCTCGACGAGATCACACAGCCGGCGGAGGAGCCGTTCTGCCGGTGCTTCGGCTCATACATCTACTCGGTGCGCAAGCTGCCCGAGGACATGGTGACCAAGACCGGCCGCGAGGCCATGGAAGCTGCGCGGGCAAAGGTGCAAGCATGAACTACGCTGAGAAAGTCGACCGTGTTCTGTTCCTCGTCAGCAATCTGCTGGATCGGATTGCTCGCATAGAGCAATCGCGCGGCCGAGCCGACGCCGCCGAGTTCGACGAGTCCAAGCACCCTCGGGCGGAGGACGGCAAATTCGGAGCAGGGACCAGTGCGGCAAGCAAAGGGAAATCACCGAAAGGGTCCGCTCTAAAGCTCCCGGCTCGCGCTCCATCGGAGAGCGTCGCAGGCGTGCTGGAAGCAACATTCCCGGCCGGTCGAATCATTGGGCCGAAGACCATGAAAATCGACCAGCTGAAGGGCGGCGTTGCGCTAGGCGATCCTGAGCAAGCAGCCCGGATTGCTGCGCTGAAAGAAAAAATGAACGGTCCTGGCGGGTTTATCAGCCGACCAATCGTCGACACCGAAGGCAATGTGATCGAAGGCCAGCATCGCCTTGAGGCGCTACGGCAGCTTGGAGTGACGAACGTGCCTGTCTACGTCATCCAAGATCTAGCCGCCGGGATCGACGCACCCGCGCTCAAGGAAGCCATGAACGCGAGCCAGCCGATGCGCAGCGACCAGCGCAATCAGATTACTGCAATGCTACTTGAAGCACTCGCAGATGAGGGTTCGGTTGCGGCTGTCGAGGCAGGATATGAGGCGCCGCGCGGCTATGCCGAGGCATGGAAGGCCGGCCTTCAATTCCTGAATGCCAGACAGACGAACGAAACGCAGTAGCTGCTGCTGAGCAAAGGTGCTGACGAAATGAAACTCGATCAGGTGAAGCTGGCTGCCGTCTTCGAGCGCGTGGACGCGCTGTCGGAGCGCATCGACTACGCGCTCTCGCGGCGCATGGACATGCAGCCGATCGTGCGACGCGGCGACGCTTGGGACGAGGCGCAGCATCCCCGGGGTCCGGACGGCAAGTTCGTCGAGGGCGCTGGCGCGGCGGGCGCGGCGGCTGCGGAGTACGTGTCGCAGCAGCAGAAGTCAGGCAAGAAGGCCACGCCGAACGGCATGATGCAGCATCTGCTGCTGAACGGCGGCATCACCAAGCAGGAGATATGGGACGCCACCAAGGCCAATTTCGAGATGGCGCCGAACCTCAACAATTACGTCTCGGCCGTGGCAGCCACGATGAAGAAGAAGGGGATGACCGTTCCTGATCCGCCCAAAGCGCCGAAGGGTGGAGGCCCGGCTTCCGCCTCGACGGGCCAAAACCCCATTATCAATGCGCTCAAGGCGCTGCCAAAGCCTTCGAATCAGAAGGAAATCGACATCGAATGGATGGCCACTTCGGAAGTGTATTCGACCAAAGAAAAGCTGGAAGAAATTGAAGGGCTGAAGGTGCCGCCGGAGAGTCAGCCCTATAAAGACCAAACGCTGGCGGCACTGAAGCTGGGGATCGACAAGAGCAGCGCGCCCGCAGCTGCCGTGCCGACGCTGACCGAATCCGGTTCTGCGCTCGATCTGCCGTCGCTCTCAGATCCAGACTCGAACAATCAACAAGAAATGCTCTGGCTGGCGCAAGATGCAGCAACAAGCGCGACAGATAAGATCGCGCAACTCTTTCACAAGCAGGCTGGGTTGTCTGACGCAGCAGATAAACAATACGCATCTGCTCTGATGAAAGCGCTTTCAGAGGCTGCCGCAAAACAGCCCGCACCTCCGTCCAGCGGCGCTGCCGCGGCGCCAGCCGCTCCCATGCCCAAGCCGCCCGCCAAGCCCCTGGCAGAGACCGAAGCACTCACTGGCGAGCTTGCTGATCTGCAGCAAAAGTGGATGGGGATGACGGCGAAGAACAAGTTGCCGGTCGATGATATCGCGCTGAAGCTCAACAAGGCTCTCGGCTTGCCGAGCGGCGACGAACAATCCCAAGCCCTGTCGAAGATTACGCCGATCGCTTATCCCGCAGGCATGGGCCAGCAGTCAGCGAACACGTTCCTGGCCAAAGTGCAGGCGGCTGCAGGGCTGACGCCGACGACCGCGAACGCGCCGATGAACATGCCAGCGACGAATTCACTGCCGCAAGGCGCGGGGAAGAATCTCCAAAGCGAGATATATAAGGATGCCAAAGATGCACCGTCCGTATACTTGGAGACGTTCGGCAAATTCGATGGCGCTGACGGCAAAATTCGCGCGCGCAATTTGATCGACACGGACAAGATTCCGGGGAATCAGTACGCCAAGATCACAGCCGCCTACGGCAACGATCGCGCAGACGCCATGACACAGGCAGTCGACAAGGCGATGGCTGAATACCAAGACCACTCGATCAACAAACTGTCGAGGGACGACCTTGATGCCGTCCACGTCTACCAGGGCAGCGGATACGGGGCGATCAATAATGCGATGTTGTCTGGCACCTCGGGCGGCCCCAAAACCGCTGCGAGGATTAAGAGGATAAAGAACGTCATCAACAATTCAGTCATTCCCTGCGACACGCCGGTGTTCCGAGGACTGAAATGTTCGCTCAAGGATTTGTCTGGCTTCGATGACCCAGCCAAGTCAGTGGGCCGCGCGTTTGCACACAAGAATTTCGCGAGCGTGTCGAGAAGTGCCAAGACCTCCTCATTCTTCGGCGATCAGGTCACGCTCAAGATGGTTCTGCCAGCAGGCACCAAGGGCCTGGTCATGGCGGGCCAGGCCGGCGGCGAGCGCGAAATCATGCTAAACGCCAATTCGGTGTTTCGGATCGACAAAGTCGAGCAGATCGCAAACGCCAGCGGAAAGAGCGCCAAGCACGTTGTGCATGTGACATACATGGGGACCAGAGAAGATGCCTGACGAGAAGAAGAACGACGCAGAAGAAGACGAAGGCCTGGAGCAGGGCCAAGACGCGTCGGGCGGGCGGTGGAACACCGACACGGCGGGAATTGAGTCGATCGGGTCGATGATCGAAGTCGAAGATCTGTCGACGCCCGAGCAGAAGGCGCGCAACGCCAAGGCTGCCCGTTGGCAGGAGGAGTTTCAGGCCCGGACGCGCAAGCGGGCAGCTGAAATTGGCGATGAGAGCGAGGACGCGGACTAGGGGCACGCAAAGGAGCAAGTGGCGTCAGACGATCGTGCAACTGGCGCCGTCCGGGTCGGCCACCCACCGTCACCCGCGTCGGACAGGCAGAGCACCAGGTTGCGTGCCATATTCAGCACCCCGCGCTGGTGCAGCGAATCGTGGTGACGTACTGGCACTCGCGCTCGACGCGGTCGATGGTCGCCTGGTCCTGGCCGTCGTTCACGAGGGGGACCGCATCCGAGCCGCGCACGTCCGCCCGGTAGACGTGATATCCGGTCTCGTTGCTGCGCAGTTCGCCGCGGCTCTCTTCCTCGTACGAGCGTCCAAATTCGCCGATGTGGGCGTCAAGCCGGGCGGCAGCCTCAAGCGGGGTTTCGTCCCGCGCGGGGCCGTCCAGGTCGCCGGTGTCGCCAAAAATGTAGCCGGAACAGTTGTCGATCAGGATGAAGCGGGCCATGAAGGCCTCCTCTGTGCTGGGTGGGGTTAGGCGGCGAGTGCCGCGCGTGCCCGATCCTGGGCGGCGGCGAGGGCTGCGAGGGCTGCGCGGCACCCGGCGGCGTCGGTCCCCGCCGCGTCCCACGCGTCGGTCGCTGCGCGGATAGCAGCGCGAGCGCTGGCCAGTTCCGCGGCGCGTTCCGTCGAGAGGTGGGCAGTGCTGCGATTGGCGGTGATGTCCATGGCGTGCATCCTGTGGGTGCCGGCACAATCGCCGCCCCAAGGGTTTTATAGGCGGTTTTCAATCTGATTGCAAAGCATTCCTCGTGAATTGATTGACGCGCCCGTTGCGACGCCCGAAAGAAGGGGTCGCATACCGGGATACACGATGTGATTGCGGCTGCCGGCATCCTGTTCATGGCCCCTGACGGTCGCGTGCTGCTGGTGCGGCGCAGCGCCGAGGGCGACCATGCGGGCGAGTGGGGCACGCCCGGAGGAAAGATCGAGCCAGGCGAGACGCCCGCACAGGCGGCCATTCGCGAGGCTGCCGAGGAAGTCGGCGCAGACCCCAAACTAGCCGGCGACCCAGCCAGGCTGCGCCAGTGGACGCGACGCCAGGCCGATGGCGTGGACTGGACCGCGTTCCTGGTGCCGGTGGCGGAGCCGTTCGAGCCGCAGCTGAACGGCGAGCACGATGCAGCGGAGTGGGCGTATCCCAGCGAGGCGCCCGAACCCCTGCATCCCGGCGCCGCGGTCACGCTGGCGCGGATCGATATGGACGAGCTGGGCGTCGCCCAGGCGGTGCGCGATGGCGACCTGACCAGCCCGCAGCGGTACGAGAACATCGCGCTGGTGGCCATGCGCATCACCGGCACAGGGATGGCATACCGCGAGGGGCTGAACGAGCACGTCTGGCGCGATCCGTCGCTCTACCTGAACGACCGCTTCCTCGCCCGCTGCAACGGCCTGCCCGTGGTGATCGAGCATCCCGAGACCAACGTGCTCGATTCCGCGGAGTTCGCTGCCCGCGTGGTCGGCACGATCATGCTTCCATATGTCAAGCAAAATGAAGTATGGGGGATTGCGAAGGTATACGATGATTCGACGATCCAGATGATAGAGGACCATCGTCTGTCAACTTCACCGGCGGTGGTATTCCGATCGACCGCCGCGAACACGACAGAGAAGACTGATGACGGCGGAACCCTCCTGATCGAGGGCAAGCCGAGCCTACTGGACCACCTCGCGATCTGCGAGCAAGGCGTCTGGGACAAAGGCGGAGCACCGACCGGCGTCGCCACCACAGCAACCAACGGAGAGCCCCCCCCCGTGGACCCGAACATGAAGCCCAATCCCTTCGCCAAACCCGCGGTCGATCCCACTGCCAAGGTGGACCAGCATGACGCGGACATGGGCGGCAAGCTCGACGCGCTCCTGGCGCGGTTGGATGGCATGGCCAGCCGGATCGACGCGCTGGATGGCGGCAGCGCGCCCCCGCCGCCTGTCGCCGAACCTGACCCGACGCCGCCGGTGGCTGACGCTGCTGCCGGCAACGACGGTGGCGAGGAATTCCCCCCCGAGATCGCGTCGATGCCCACCGAGACCGCGGTCGATCGCGTGCGCAGAGATGCTGCCTGCGCGGGCTGGACCGCCAGCTCGAAGGCGAAGGCGGACGCCGCGGCGCAGGCAACCGAGGCGGTCCGGGCCAAAGAGGCCGCGCTGGTGCGCATGGACAGCGCCAACGCCCGGATGCGCAAGGAGATCGACGCGCTCACGGCGCGCATCATGCCGGTGCCGGAAAACGAGGGTCGCGAGCTGGCCGCCGAGCAGGTCCGCGCCGACGGCGTCTATGCGGCGCACGGTGGTGCCGCCAGCCGGCCGGTCCAGGGCGAAACCCTGCTCGCATACCGGCGCCGCATGGCGCAGGGCATGCAGAAGCACTCCCCTGCGTGGAAGGGCATCGACCTCGCCACGCTGCCGCCGCCGGCGCTGGAGCTGGCTGCGCAGGCGATCTACGCCGACGCGGCGGTGGCCGCGCGCAATCCGCTCGACGTGCCCGAGGGCATGCTGCGCGAGATCGTGACCCACGACAGCACCGGACGCCGCATCACCAGCTTCGTCGGCGAACCCAGTGCATGGATGGGTCAGTTCATGGCCAATCGACGCCGGGTGACCAATATCAGCAACGGGAGCCGCTAACATGTCCCTGTCCTTCAACCCGACGCAGACGACGAACGCCCGCGGCTCCTTTGGCACCGGATGGACCGGCCTGATCCAAGGCACTGCGCTCGACAGTCCGTCCGTGCGCGGCGCGCTGGCCGGCGGCGTGCTGGCCACCACCGAGACGCTCCCCATGTGGGGCGGGGTCGGCATCAGCGAGGCGGTCCCGTCCTCGCCGATGACCGCCGCCGGCACGTTCGGAGGCTCCATCCGGCGCGCTGCTCTGCTCACCGGTACGGTGGCGCTGACCGGCTTCTCGGTGTTTGATCAGAACCACAGCGCCATCAACACGCCGCAGTCGCCCGTTCCCCTGGTCGGCATCGGCGCGACGATGAACCTCTACCGCCTGGGCTCGGGCGCGCGCATCGCGGTGGCTGCGGACCCCGTGCTGGCGTCGCTCGGCGGCGGTGTCATCAACGCCCAGGTCTCATGGGACTTTGCGCAGCAGCGCCTGGTGCCGTTCGTGGCTGCCTACGCCGCCAACGTCATCACCAACGCCGTCTGGTCGGCCGGCGCGGTGACGCTGACCACCACCAGCCCACACGGCCTGGGGGTCGGCTCGGTGTTCACGGTCGGGGGCTTCGTGCCGGCCGGCTACAATGGCACATTCACCGCCATCGCCGGCACCACTGGCTCCACCATCGTCTATGCGCTGACGCCCGACCCCGGCGCCGATACCGTGCAGGGGACTCTGGCGGCCGGTGGCGGCGCGCTGAACGTGCGCGTGCTCAGCATGCAGCTCGGCACCAGCATGGTGGTCGTGTTCGATCCCGTCACGCGCTTCGCCACATGGAATGGCGCCGGCGCCGCTGCGATCATCCTCATCTGACCCGTCAGCCGGGCGGTAGCACCCGCCCGGCCGCCGCCCCCCATCGCATCCCGGCCACCGGCCGGCGACCAGGAGACCCCCGCCAGTGGCCAACATTGCCCCCGCATTCGTGACGGTAAATCCGTCCTTCATCGAGCCTGGCTTGCTGCTGCCCTATGCCCAGGCTTCCGGCGCATTCGATCTGATCTGCGAGGGCCAGCCACTCGCGCGCCTCAGCGACGGCGACCTGTTCGTGTACCTGAAGCAAATCCAGCTGCGCACGCAGATGGCCGCCGGCCAGGCCGCCTACAACTCGCTGCCGTCCGTCTCGACCATCATGTCGATGATCAGCACGCCGACCTATCTGCTGCGCGTCCGCGGCGAGTACGACCACCACGACACCGCGGCGATGTCCCGCTGGGGCGTGCCGATCGAGAGCGCGCAGCGTCTGGGCATGCAGCAGGGCCATTTCCAGCTGATGCGCTCGGCGCTGCTCGACGGCTTCAACCCGGCCAACGGCGAAGGCCTGTTGAACACCGCCGGCGCCACCGCCACCACCCTGCCTGCCGACAGCAACGGCAACACCACGGTGCTGACGTACGACAATGGGCAGCTGGGCGTGTGGATCTTGGCGCAGCTGGCCGCGCTGAAGACCCGCACGATGCAGCTCGGCCTGGGCCAGGAGATCACCATCTGCGGGCCGCAGCGCACCCTGTCCGTGATGGAATACCAGAATATCGTGCAGCTGACGCAATTCCAGCGCATCGGCGCCGGCAGCCAGACCACCGCCGGCATGGTCAAGGATGTCGCCGACATGAACGGCGACACCATCATCTGGACGTATGACGACACGCTGGTCGGCAAAGGCGCCGGCGGCACCGACGCGGTCATCATGACAATGCCGAAGGTCAAGAAGCCCACCGTGCGCGGCGTGAATACGAACGTGTTCGCGAAGCTCGCGCCGGGCATCGAGGCGTGCACGCTGATGTATTGCGACATGGCGGCGCCCCGGGAAATCCCGACGCCCCTGCCTGGCGGCGCGATTGATGTCCTCTCCGAGCTGCGCATCACCAGCGGCTGGGGCGTGCGGCCCGAGGCGGTCACAATCATGAGCATGCCATACGCCTGAGCCGCGCAGTAGGCCGCCCCGCGCGCCCTACGCGCCGGGGCGGCGCAGAGCCGGGGCGAAGCCCCCGGCCTGGCCACCCTCCCCGCCACGGCCGCGCTGGGCCGCCACAAAAGGCTTCCCCATGAGAGTCTATATCGCCAACACCACCCGCCAGGTCCAAGATTTCCAGTGGCGCTCGATTGGCGGCAAAGAGGCGCGTCGCATGCCGATCGATGTCGGCCAGCAGGTCTCTCTGCCCGGCGAGTGGAACACCGAGGACGTGGAGTATCTGGAGGAGCAGCACCGGCGCTACGGGCTGATCCCGGTCGAAGAGATCGACCGCACCCGCGACTTCGTCGGCATCTGCTACTCGGTCGACAAGCCGATCGCTGTCGAGAAGATCCGGCGCGCGCTGGCCTCGAACCAGGAGGTGCTGGAGGAGCGTGGCCGCATGCTGCGCCAGCATGCTGCGGTGGCTGTGGCCGGCATGGTTCAGCAGAATCACCCCGAAGCCGGACTCACCTCGCTGGAAATGACCATCCAGGAGGAACGCACGGACGGCGGCGTCTTGGCCGTGAACGAAGGCATCCGCGTGGCCGCCAATGGCGCGGGCAAACCGCCTACGCCCGGCACGAGCCGCGGCGGCCGACGCCGCGCTGCATAGCGACAGGCCATGTCGGGCAGCACCATCCCCACGCAAGCCGGCTTCCTGCTCTGGGTGCGTTCCAGGATGGGCGTGCCGGTCGATGCGCTGCCCGACGACAGCATATTCATCGCCTACGCCTACGACGTGGCGATCGCCATTGTGAACCCAGAGCTGGCCGCGGTGCCGCCGATCTACATGCTCGCCGTCTACAACCTCGCCGGCGACAACCTGGTGAATTTCGCTCCCGACGTGCCGCCCTCGACATATTGGTCGGAGCTGCGCGGCAGCTTCGCGACCTTCGCCTTCGCCCCGGGCGTCGTCACATCGTCCAGCGACAGCGGCACCAGCACCAGCCTGCTCAACCCGGAGCAGATGAAGGACTTCACGCTCGCCAACCTGCAGAACCTGAAAACACCCTACGGTCGCCAGTATCTGGCCTGGGCGCAGTCCTACGGGCCGCTGTGGGGCCTGACGTGATCACCCTGCACCTGGGCGTCATCGACCAGCCCTACACCAGCTGGGACGGCGGCAAGAAGGCAGCCGACCCGAAGCGCCGCGGCAAAGCCGGGCCCCCGCCCAAGAAGGTCCGTCCGCCGGTCACGACAGCCATGGTCGCCCGCTGGCTCGAGGATCGCTACCACGTCATGGAGATATTCTACGAGGTCGACGGCGGGGTGCAGGCTGCACTGCGGGAGTCGATAGAGGACGCCATGGAGAGCACGCTGATGGGCGCGCCAGTGGGTGCAAACCCATTCCTCGGCGCCACCAGCGAGATCCAGAAGCGGTTCAAGCAGTTCATCAGCAAGCGGACCATGGAGACGCTGGGATATCCCGGCGTGCCGACCCGGGCGGCGCTGATGGGCGTGAACAGCCGGCTGAAGAAGCGCCGCGGCAAGCGGCGGCCGTCGTTCCGCGACACCGGGCTGTACCAGGCCTCGTTCATGGCCTGGGTGGACTGAGGCATGTCGGCCAGCGAGTCCGCGCGGGCGCGCCACCAGCTGGCGTCCACGATCCAAGCCGGCGAGCGCGTGCTCTCGGAAAAGCAGACGATCACCTTCACGAAATACGTGCGCCTGGCGCTGCCGATCGACGGCTCGGTGTTTTGGGTCAGGGCCGACCTCGCCAGCCCATCGGCGCTGTTCAATGCGCACCGGTTCAACGCCGTCTCCTACAACGCCGTGCCGGATCAGATATTCTCTGCACCGATCGTGGTGGCGCATGGCTCGTTGCACTACATGAGCCAGGCGGTCCAGCAAGAGGACGATAGCGCGTCGCTGAACCGCGTGCTGTTCACCAGCGAGGAAGAAATCAAGGACTTCAACGATATTTCGCCCACGGTAATGTATATTGGCGACTGGCAGGACATACGTTTCAGCTTCGCGCAGCGCGGCATGTATTACGAGCAGGCCAAAATCCATCACTACGAGGGCAACGCGATCCTCTCGACGATGGAGACGCAGATCATCGACGATCTGCTGTCGTTCTCGCCTGATCTGGTGGTCTCCAACTCGCTGCCGATCTGGCTGGACTTGGTGAACCCCTATATCCCGATGCTCGGCCTGGGCGGTCTGCCCTGGCCCGTTCTTCCGTCGTTCCTGGTGCCGGCCGACCTGCCGCCGCCGTACGTGGCGGTGCATGTGTTCCCCGATTCGACGCAGGCGATCAGCTCCGCGCCGATCCTCAACCGCACCCAGAGCCACAGCCAGCTTGTGCAGGAGAAAGTGCGGCTGACGACCTATGGCCTGCGCAACGCCGCGGTGCTGGACCTCTGCGACTACGTGCAGTGGCAGTTCCGGAATTCCGCCAAACTGGGCATCATGAACATGCCAGTGCCGCGCGATGACAAGCAGCCGCAGATCGAGATGGGTGTCCTGGCGCAGAAGAAGACGATCGAATACGAGGTGAATTACCTCCAGGCGACAGCGCGCGACATGGCGAGGCAGATGATCCTTTCTGCGTTCGTCACCTATAGTTTCCAGGGGGGCGTGACGCCCGACGCCGGCCGCTGGAACGACTTCTTTTGGGGGAAGGGGACCACCTGGTCATGACGATCGCGCCCGGCAACCTGGCCACCGCTCAGGACGTCAACACGCAGCTGCAGGCGCGGCTGGTGCGGGATGCGAACCTCGCCGATGTGCCGAACAAGCCCGCCGCACGCGGCAATCTCGGGCTGGGCGGCATGGCGACGCAGAACCCAGCAGCGGCGGCCATTACCGGTGGCACGCTCAACAACGTCGCGATCGGCGGCAGCGCCGCGGGGTATGGGCAGTTCGCCACGCTGATCGTCGCGCCCGGCGGCTCATTCACCGCACCGCCCACTGGTGCATTCTGGTCCGATGACGGCGCGACCGTGCTGCGGATGAACGATCGGCTGCTGGTCGGCGGCGCCGTCGCCAACGACGCAGCGAAGCCGAACGTCACGAAGGACTGGCTGTCCTTGCTGCTCAACTGGCCCGTATTCAATGCCACGGCAGCCATCACGTCGCGCGTCGGCACTATCGCGCTCACTGTCGGGTCGCAGACCCTGGACCTGGACCCGATCGCGGCCAACACCACCCAGATCACGATCGGTGTGGCTGCGTTCGCCATCGCGAACAACCCCGGCACGTGGCCGGACGCCTACTTCGACGCGTATGGCTTTTACTCTGAGGCTCACGTCTACCCTGGCACAGTTTCGATCGCCTACGCTGCCGAGTTCGAGGCGATGAACCTCTCAGGGGTGCCGAACGCCTACCCAACGCCCTACCGCGAGCTGCAGCTCGGCAGTGCGCAGGCGCTGCGGCTGGGCTCGGGCGGCGGTCAGAACCTCAGCCCGCAGCCGGCCATCTCAGCCCTCGCGATCGTCCCGAACGGCAGCACGTTCAACGTCGGCATCGTCTTTGAGAAGGGCGCGCTGACCGGCGCGGATGGGGTCACCGGTTTCGGCGAAGCGATCATCATGGCAAGGGGCCATCTGGTGTCGTGGTATGCCGCCGGCGTCGACGGCAACGGCGCGCGGACGATGTTCATCACATCGACTATTTCGAGCCCGGACTTTGCCGTGTCGATCCAGGCCCAAGACGGTGGCCTGCTGTTCCTGCAGCCCAACAACGCAGTCGGGTTTTCAGTCGCCACCGTTCCGAACGTGGCGAATTCGGTCACCGTGATCCCCGCAGCGACCGGCGCCGCTGCTGCGATTGAGGCGGCGGGCACCGGCAGCAACCTGAACCTGGCTCTGCGCGCCCGAGCGGGCGGCCGCCTTGAGATCGGCAGCACGACCCAGGCATCCGCCGCGGCTGGCACAGGGGGCGCGATGCCCGCCAATGCAGACCTCTTCATGCAAGTGACCGTCAACGGCAGCAGCTACGTGCTGCCCCTCCTGAAAGCATCATGACCATGCGCAGCATCCCGCTCAAGACCTTGAATATCCGTCTGCCAGGCCAGCCCGAGGACGCGGCGGACATCCCGTTCGCTTATGCTTCCAACATCATCGGCGTGATCAACGCCGCCGCCGCCGAGCGCGGACTGCCGCTGTCGGAGATCCAGAAGATGCTGCGGATCATTGGTCCGGTCGAAGCTGCCGTGGCCCGCGGCGATAACGCCATCCTGCTGGAAGACGCCGACTGGCAGCACCTGAATGCGATCGTCGCTGCATTCCGCAGCTGGCGGATCGTGCATGCATGCATTCCCGCCTTTGTCCAGGACATTGCGGAAGCAGAGTGCATCGCATCGTCGGGCGTGGTATCGGCGGGTTCCTGATCGTCATCAGCGCAAGGAGCGCCACCCATGCCTCAGAATCCCTCCCAAGTCCTCGTCGGTATGCGCAACGGCATTCCCATGACGCTGGCAGTCGACAGCGCCGGTGCGCTGATTGTCACCCAGGATGCGCCGCAGGTCACGCTGACCGTCGCTGAGGCGCTCGGCACCATCGGGGTGACCGGTACATTCCAAGTGGCGATGGACGCCAACCCTGCGCGCGCTGTCGGGGGCTCGATCAGCAACCACGGCGCCGCATTTATGCTGGTCGCGTTCGGCACCACCGCGGCCGGGCGCGGCGTCCAGGTCATCCCCGGCGGCACGCTGTTCCTCAACAGCGTGTTCCCCACCGAGCCGTTCCTCGGGATCGTCTCCATCACGGGCACAGCCACCCAGACGTTCACCTCGACGGAGCTGACCCGCGTCGTCACCTGATGATTGCCGGCGGCATCCCTCCGGGGCTGTCGCCGCGCATCCCTGATCGCACAGCCCCTGGAGGCTCAGCCCATGGCCAACCGCATCGTCACGGTCAACGTCTCCCAGACGATTGCACCGGCGCCATCTACCCTGCAGCGCACCGGCGCATTCGTCAGCCAGGGCGGCACCACCACTGCGCCGGGCACGACGACCCTGCTGACCGCGGTGGGCGACCTGGCTGCCATCCTGCGGCCGCTCGCGGCCATTACCTCGATGACTTGGTCGGGCAGCGTCGTGACCGTCACCACCGCTGCGCCGCACGGGATGACCAACACCGAAGTGCTCAACATCACGATCGCCGGCGTCACACCCGTGGCGTACGACGGCGTCGACCGCATTTGCACCATCACTGGTGCCAGCACCTTCACATTCCCGCTGGTCGCGAACCCCGGCGCTGTCACCGTCCAGGGCGCATGGGCGCCCCTCGGCCGCTCCACCCTGATCGCGATGAACGCCACCTTCTTCGCGCAGGGCACAGCGGTCAGCGTCTATGTGCTCGAGCTGGGCAACGTGCAGACCTTCAACGCAGTGGTCGCCCTGCAGGCGTTCATCGCTGCCAGCGTGCCCCAGGAAATCTACGCCTACCTCACGCCGCGCAACTTCGCGTGGGACTCCACCTTCGTCACGTACATGGCGACTTTCTCATCCACCACATCGAAAACCTACTTCTGGGTCACGATGACGACGGGGAACTACGCGAGCTTCGACGCCACCATGAAGGGCGTCGTCGGCATGGTCGAAGCGCCGCTGACGCCGCTGGCGGAGCTATCCCTGGCCGCGGCCTTCTACACCTGGTTGAACAACAACCCCAGCAGCACGAACAAGGTGGCGCCGGCCGCGTTCCGGTATCTCTACGGGGTGACCGCATATCCCCTGCGCGGCAACGGCGCGCTGTTCGCTGCGCTCAAGGCGGCACACGTCAATTGGGTCGGGACCGGCGCCGAGGGCGGGATCACCAACACCGTGCTGCTGTGGGGCACGACGATGGACGGCCGCGATGCGAGCTACTGGTATTCGGTCGACTGGACGCAGATCAACGTGGCGCTCGACCTGGCCAATGACATCATCAACGGCAGCAACAACCCGATCAACCCGCTCTACTACGACCAGAACGGCATCAACCGGCTGCAAGCGCGCGCGCAGGCCACGATGAATCGCGGCATCTCCTACGGCCTGGTGCTGGCGCCGGTCACGGTGGAGGCGGTGGACTTCCCCTCCTACGTGCTCACCAACCCCAGCGACTATCCGATCGGCAAATACGCAGGCCTGTCGGTGACGTACACGCCGGCGCGCGGGTTCACCGAGATCATCTTCAACATCAACGTGACCGACTTCCCAGCCGCCTAATCCGCTGCGCCGCACCCACCAGGAGCACACACGATGGCCGCCAACCCGTTGCAGGACCAGGGCACGCTGAACCGCATCCGCGGCTCGTTGGTGCTGGCCGCTTTCCCCTCCCTCAACGTGACGGCCGCCTTTTTGGGCAAGGCCGGCATCTCGCTGGCGCTCCAGGGCGAGTCCACGCTGTTCGTGCCGACCATGACCGGCGCTGTCACCAGCCCCGAGCCCTACATGATCGCGAACCTGACCGTCCACCTGCTGAAGACGCAGCAGCTGGCCATGCTCTACAAGCAAAGGATGGAGCTGGACGCTCGCCTGGGGCCGCTGCAGCTGATCCCCGATGCGGTCGGCTTCCCGAATTACGACTTCTTCAACACCGCGATCGCATCGGTGCGTGAGATGAGCTTCGCCGGCGACGACCCCGGCTTCATCGTGTCGATCCACGGCTACTACAACGTCAATTCCAACATGTGGAACCTCATCTGAGGAGGAGCGGACCATGCGTATGGACGACACGCTGAACCTCATTATCCCGATTCCCCGCGGCACGCACGAGGTGTTCGTTCACGTGGCGCCGCTGTCGCGCCAGGTGTTCGAGGCGCATTGGCTGGTGCTGGGCAAAACGTTCGCCGTCATCAACGCCGAGGGCTTGTCGGTCATCGCCGGGCCCCGGCTGGCCGCCCTGGCGCTCAAGGACGTGGCCAAGGCGATGGAGGTGTGGGAGGGCCCCCAGGGCGTGGAGCGCAGCCTGGTGGCCGAGATGGCGCGTCTGTCCAATGTCGTGCAGCCCGGCGACAACGGCTGGGCCTCGCTGCCGCTCACCGTGGCGGTGCAACAGGGCGTTTTCAGCGAGCGCGAGAAATCCGAGGTGATGGGCGCCGTCGTGTTTTTTACGGTGCTCTCTGCCATGCACCGCCCGAAATCGCTGGCAGCGCTGCTGAAGAGCACGGGCGACCTCTGGGGCACCCGGACCACCTCGTCCAACTCTACGGACTTCGCCGCTTCCTTGCCGATATCGATCGCGGCCGCGAATACTGGCGCGACGGAACCGGCCATCTAGGCGCAATCCTCGATTGGCAGGCGACATCGGGGTGGCCTGAATTCGCGCTGCAAGCAGGCCTTGAGGACTATGCCAACGCGCATCAGTACCGGCAGCGATATCTGGTCGCCGCGGCAGCCGGCAGGGGGTTTTGATGGCGACCAGCATTTTTGAAGTCCAGGTCGACGACGAAGCCTTCAAGAAGTTCACCGAGGACTTCGCAAAATACACGCTCGCCATCGACAAGCTGCCGATGGCCTGGGGACGCATCGAGGCAGCGATCGCCGGCGTCGGTGACCGCATCGACGCGCAGACCGATTCGCTGTCCAAAGTGATCAGCGCGACCAACAAGACGGTGGACGGCCAGCGCGACTACAACCGCGCGCTGCGCGAGACGGCTGGCAGCTGGGGCTCCATCGTCCACTGGACGCGGCTGGCGGTGCAGAACGGCCGCCAGATGCTCGGCATCTACGGAGCGATCAGCAGCCGCATCACCAGCGCGGCCGTGGGCATGCTCAAATGGGCCACCGTGGGCGCCCTGGGCGCGGGCCTGGTGGGCGCCGGCGGCTTGTGGGGCATATCCTCCCTGGCCAGCGGTGCAGGCGCCACACGCCGCGCCAGCCAGGGCCTGGGGCTGGAGCCGGGCGAGCTGCGTGCGTACGAGACCAACTTCGGCAAGGCGTTCGACGCGCGCAGCGTGCTGGGCAACCTGTCGAGCGCCAGGAACGACCCCGATCGGCGATGGGCGCTGCTCTCGATGGGACTGGACCCCCTCGCCAGCACGGGGGAACTGGGGCAGCAGGCGCCGCTTCGGGCGAAGCAAATCTACGAGGAAGGCGGGCAGTCGCTGTCCTACGCCCGGGCCCGCGGCCTGCTCGAGGTTTTCACCGAGGAAGACCTGCAACGCCTGCACGCGATGACGGTGCAGGAGATCGAGTCCAGCCGGCTCATGGTCGAGCAGGACCGGGTTCGCATGACGGTGTCGGACGCGCTGGCGCGGCGGTGGCAGAGCCTCAGCGTGCAGTTCGACCGGGCGGGCCATGTGGTCCAGACGGTGTTCCTCGACAAGCTGTCGCCGCTCGCACCCGAGATCGAGAAGCTGTCGGACGCGTTCACCGAGGCGGTCAAGACCGCGCTCTCGCTCGACGTGATGCGGTCGGCGATCAACGTGCTGGCCACCGGCATTCGCATCGCGGGCGACTACATCAGCTCCAACAACTTCCTCGAGGACATCCGCCAATTCGGCAGGACGGTCGAGTCCGTCTGGCGCGCGGTGTCGCGGGTGGCATCCTGGATCAATGGGCTGTTCAGCGGGGGCGGGGGGGCGGTAGGCGCAGCCCGCGCCGCGGACACCTTCGAGGTCGATGCCGGGCTGGCTCAATCGGGCCAGTATGCGGGCTACGTAGCCCGGCGAGGCGCACGCGCAGGGTTGAGCCGCGAGATGATGGGCGCTTCCTTCCTGGAGCAGTGGAGCACTGGCTCAGTGCCAGGGGTGAACCTGGAGCATCTGGACGTCGCCTCGTGGCTGGCCATGAGCCACACCGCCGGCACATCGTTCGGCGATATCGAGGCGCGCCGCGGACTGCCGTCCGGTCTGCTCGACAGGATATGGCAGCGCGAGTCCGCTCGCGGGACGCAATTGCAGGCCAGCCGCGCCGGCGCGCTGGGCCACTTCCAGTTAATGCCTGCCACCGGCGCGCAATACGGGCTCAGCCGCCCCGAGCACTTCAACGACCTGGGCCGGTCCAGCGAGGCGGCTGGCAGATATATGCAGGACTTGATGTCCCGCTATCAGGGCGACCTGGCGAAAGCGACGGCTGCATACAATTGGGGGATGCTCCACGTCGACACGGCGGTGCAGGAGCACGGCGAGAATTGGCGCCTCAGCCCCCGCATGCCGCGCGAGACGCGCGACTACCTGGCAGCCGTGGTCGACCCGATTATCGAGCGGCTGCGACGCGATGAACGCGAAGGGCGCGACGGCGGCCGCGGCACCGGCCAAACACCGCCGCGTGTGGACGTGCGCATCGAAAATCAGACGGGCGCGCGCGTGGCCGTCACGGGTGCAGCGGTGAGGGCGCAATGAGCGGCAGCGCCTTCACCTCGATCGGGCGGGAGATCTTCAAGCTCGGCTACGAGATCAGCCCCATCATCCTGACCGGCAAGAGTCGGGTGACGGAGTTCGTGCCGACCGGCGTGCTGCCGATCATCGCGCTGACGGAGTCGATCAACTTCATTCGCGGCATCATGGGCGGCGCGCAGAACATGGCGCTCAACGACTTCTTCGGCCACTTCGAGCCGCTGCCGGGCGGCACGCTGATCGCCAACCGGGTGGGCGACTATCCCTTCGCCAACCAGCAGGTGGCAGCCAACGCGATCATCTCCGATCCCCTGCGAATCTCGCTGCGCATGATCTGCCCCGCCCGCGGCCCGGGCGGCTACATCACCAAGCTGGCTACGATGACCGCGCTGCGCGCCACGCTGAACCTGCACAGCACGACCGGGGGCACATACATCGTCGCCACGCCGGCGTTCATCTATGTCAACTGCCTGCTCACCGACCTGCGCGACATCACGCAGAGTTCCGGCCGCCAGGTGCAGGCGGAATTCCAGTTCGATTTCACCCGCCCATTGATCACCGAGGAAGACGCGCTCGGCGCACTCAACGCGCAGATGTCAGCGATTGCCAGCGGCATTCCGACCACGGGCGCGTCCAGCGGTGCGGCGCTCACTGTCGGCCAGGCACTGACCGGAGCAGCGTCCTCGGTGCTGACGGCCGCGCAGAACGTGATCGGCGCAGGCATCATGCCGGGCGCCCCGCAGGTGCCGCTGATATGAGCACGGTGCTCGTTCCCTTCCTGCCGACGCCGACTGGGCCATTCCAGTTCCAGGCAGTGCTGGACGGCCAAGCCTACACCGTGGTGGTGACGTGGAACCTGTTCGGCCAGCGCTGGTACGCCAACATCTACACCGACGATGCAGTCCTTCTGCTCGCGATCGCCATGGTGGGGTCGCCGCTGGATTCAGATATCAGCCTGACCGCCAACTACACAGCGACCAAACTGGTCTGGCGGCCGGCGCGCGGGCAGTTTGAAGTGATCGACCCGTGAGGCCGCGCGCGTGCGCTACTACCTGATCAACATCGCGCGCCCGGCAGCGCCGGCGGCCGCAGGCAGGCCAGCAGTGACGGGCGCCGTGCTGCAGTCCTATCGCGCTCAAAGCCCTGCCGGGCTTGCGCTGCCGAATGCGCTGGACGTCGATTTCGACATTCCGGTCACGAGCTTCGCCACCCCCATGGGGGGCGGCCACGTCCGGATTTACGGCGTGGACCTCGACACGCTGATCCAGGCGAGCAACTTCAACCTCATGAACATCGAGGTGTTCGGCGGCATGCAGCGCGGCCTGCCTCTGGCAAAACCCGCGCAGGCCGGTTTGCTGATGACGGGCACGATCCAGCAAGCTTTCGGCAATTGGGTCGGCACGGACATGACGCTCGAGCTGATCTACTCGGCGGGCAACACCCTGCCGGAAGTTCCGATCAACCTCACCATCGACTGGAAGGCCGGCGGCAGCCTGGCGGACGCGCTGCGCGCCACCCTGCGCGCGGCATTCCCGGCTCCCTACACGCTGACGATCAACATCAGCCCGCGCCTGGTGCTGCCGCAGGACCAGCCGGGCTACTACGCGACAATGTTGCAATTCGCGACGTTCGTGCGGAACATCAGCCTCGGCATCATCCGCGACCGCGGCTATCCCGGTGTGCAGATCTCCTTGCGCGGCACGGAGTTCATCATCCAGGACGGATCGACGCGCACTCCGCCCAAGGCGATCATGTTCACCGACTTGGTGGGCCAGATCGTCTGGCTGTCGGCCAACACGATTTCGGTCACCACCGTGATGCGCGCCGACCTCCAGCCGGGCGATTTCGTGGAGCTGCCGCCAAACCTCTCCTTCCTCCAGAGCCTGACCACAGCGCAGTCGCAATCGCAGGCGCGCGCGCGCGATGCATTCGCTGGCATGTTCCAGATCAATAACGCCCGCCACACCGGCCGGTTTCGCGCGTCCAGCGGAATGTCGTGGGTGACCACGTTCCAGATGGTGAAGCTGTTGGCCAATGTCTGACTCATATCTGCGCAAACCTCTCGGCCAAAGCCTCAACGACCTCAGCAGACAGCGAGCGCTCGACGCGATCCAGCTGCTGGGAAAGGCGCTGCCGGCGTCGATCGTGGCGGTGAACAAGGCGGGCGCCATCGTGACCGTCAAATTCGAGCTCCGCGCCATCCCCTTCACTCTGCCCCGCGTGAAGGTGCCGGTGCTGACCAGCGAATACATCCGCGCGCCCCTGCCGGTGGGCTGCCGCGGCTTCGTCATTCCAGCCGACGCCTACCTCGGCGGCATGTCAGGCCTGGGCGGAGGCACGGCCGACCTCACCCAGCAGAGCAACCTCGGCGCGCTGGTGTTCGCGCCGATCGGGAACCTCGGGTTCCAGGACGTGGGGGCAAACGTCGTCACGCTCTACGGCCCGGGCGGCGTGACGATCCGCGACAGCGCCGGCACCTGCAAGATCGAATTGACCCCCGGCGGCATCGTCATCACCCTGCCGGGCGGCGGAAATGTCACCGTGGTGGGCGGCGACGTGATAGCCGACGGCATCAGCTTGAAGACGCATCGCCACTCAGCGGTCCAGCCGGGCGGCGGAACATCGGGGCCACCGACATGAGGACGTACGGACGCCTGCCACCGGACGAGACCGGCTACAAGCGGTGGGTCGAGATCGAGACCCAGGACAACGGGTCGGACGACTATGTATTCGTGACCACGCTCTGCCAGTGCCTACTGCTGATCCTGGGCGAATCGCCCTTCTTCGCGAACCACGGCATTCCGTCCGAGCAGTCGATCATCCAGCAGATATTCCCCGACTTCTACGTGTTCCAGACGCAGCGACAGTTCGCGCCCTACTTTGCGTCGGTGATCATCACCAGGATGCCTGAGCCGAATCCTACCTATCGGGTGAACATCGTCACCAACTACGGCACGACGATCCAGCAGGAGATCGCGATATGAGCGACAGCTTCCCCACAGTGGTCACGGCGGCCGGGCTGCAGCCGCAGTCGCCGATCGCCATCCGCGAGGCGCTGATCGACCTGGTGGCCAGCACGAACCCCGGATACACCGCGAACCTGCCGGGATCGCTGATCGAGGACATCGCGAGCACCGACGTGGCGGCAATCGCCCTGGCCGATGCTGCGCGGGTGGAGCTGTTCAACAGCCTCACGCCGTATGGCGCGAACGAATTCCTGCTGCGGCAGCTGGGCAACATCTACGGCGTCCCGCTGGGCCGGAACAGCACGACCAGCGTGCAGGTGACTTTCACCGGATCGGTCGGCTTCGTGATCTCAGCCGGGTTCGTGGTCAGCGATGGCACCCGCCAGTACGTGGTGCAGACCGGCGGCGTGATCGGCACGGCCGGCCAGTCGGACAGCATCTTCGCGCTGGCCACCGAACAGGGCTCTTGGGCTGTGCCGCCCGGAACCGTCAACCAGCTGGTGACCTCGGTTCCGGCCGAAGTGACCCTGGCCGTCAGCAACCCCACCGCCGGGCTGCCAGGCATCGGCGCGCAGACGACGGAGCAATACCGCGCGCAGGTGCTGCAAGCGGGGCTCGCGGTCAGCCAGGGCATGCCGACGGCGCTGCGCACGGCGCTCCAGGCCGTGGAGGGCGTGCAGGCGCGGCTGGTCTCGGTCCGCCAGAGGACGGGCGGCTGGGAGGTGATCTGTGGCGGCGGCGATCCCTACCAGGTGGCCTACGCCATATTCATCGCGCTTTTCGACATCAGCACGCTGGTCGGCAGCACCATCGCCATCACCAACGTGACCCAGGCCAACCCTGGGGTGGTGACGACCGACCTGAATCACGGCTACATCAACGGAGATTTGGTCGCGATCGCCGGTGTGGTCGGCATGACCGCGCTCAACGGCAACACGTACACGGCGACGGTCGTCACGGAGAAAACCTTCTCGATCGGCGTCGATACGACCGCCTTTGGCGCCTACGTGAGCGGGGGCATCTGCACGCCGAACGATCGAAATCAGGCAGTCGGCATCTTGGATTTCCCCGACACATACATCATCCGCTACGTGCAGCCGCCGCAGCAGGTGGTCGATATCTCAGTGACATGGAACACCACCAGCACGAACCTGGTGCCGCCCGCGGCCGTGGCGCAGTTAGGCTCGCCGGCGCTGGTCGCCTACGTGATGGGCGTGGTCGTCGGCCAGCCCATGAACCTGTTCGAGCTGCAAGTCGTCTTCGCCAATGCTGTGGCGTCGCTGGTCCCTGCCTCGCAGCTGACGCGGATGATCTTCGCTGTCTCGATCAACGGCATCGGCGTTCCGCCCAGCGCCGGCACTGGCATCATCGCAGGCGATCCCGAGAGCTACTTCTACTGCGACGCCACGCACGTCGACATCGTCCAGGGCTGATCCAGGCGGGCGCCGCAGGGATGGCGCAGCGCCGGCGCGGCGGAAACTCTATGCAGTCGTGCCGCAATCGGGATAAAGAAGGCCCGCATCCTGGCGGGAGACAGTCGCGTGTCCACTATCCGATTCAGCAACAACGCTGCGTCCACCCTGGCGGGTTCGATCAGCAACGTCGCCACCACCTGCAATCTGGCGCCTGGCACCGGGGTGCTGTTTCCTAACCCCGGCGCCAGCGAATACTTCGTCATGACGTTCGTCGACGCGGTCACGAAGCTGCTGCGCGAAGTGGTGCACGTGACCATCCGATCCGGCGACGCGCTGACCATCGTGCGCGCGCAGGAAGGCACCACCGCGCTGGGTTGGACGGCCGGCGACATCGCGGCCAACCTCAATACCAAGGGCACGATGGAGGCGATGGCGCAGCTGGCGGCCACGCCGGGTCGACTGCTCGGTACACTGGCGGTCACCACCAACGGCGCTGTCGTGCTGCCAGCCGGCACCAACCGGATCTTGGTCGAAGGCGTGGGCGCCGGCGGCGGCGGGGGTGCAGCTGATGTCACGGCCGTGGGGGAGTTCGCACCCGGCCCGGGCGGCGGCAGCGGCGGCTGGGGCAAGGTCGAAGTCGCCAGCGGCCTGACCTCCCTGGTGGCCACCATCGGGGTCGGCGGCGCCGGCGGCATCATCGGCATCAACAGCGGCAACGGGGCGGACGGCACCGTCACAACCCTGGTCGCGACCTTCGGGTCCATCACATTTCCCGGTGCTCTGGGCGGCGTCGGGGTGACTGCGTTCGTGCCGCCCGGCGCGGTCGGCGGCGGCGGGGCAGGGGCGTTGGCCAGCCAGATCGGCGGCACGGCACTGTATCTCGTCGGCGGCGATGCAGGCGGCATCGCGCAGGCTTTCGGGGCGAACAACGGCTTCTCCGGGTCGGGTGCAAATTCGAGCTACGGCACTGGCGGCGGCGAGGCGGGAACATCGTCCGCTGGCTCGGCGGCCACGGGAAAAGGCGCAGGCGGCTCAGGCGGCTTGAACACCCAGAGCCAGGTGGTCGCGCGGGCTGGCGGCGCTGGAGCGCCGGGACTGCTGCTGATCAGCTGCTACTCGTAAGGAACATGCCATGACAGGTTTTCCGAACAGCCAGAGCAACCCCGCCGGCGCCATTCCCGTCTACGTGACCAGTGGCGGCCCCCCGCCCGCGATCGCCGATGTTTCGACCACGGTTGGAACGGCAAGCTCGATCGTGCTGGCCGCGCTTCCGACGCGACGATACCTGTTCATCCAGGCGTCAAACCCCGCCGTCGGCGTGTGGTTCAACGTGACCGGCGGACCTGCGACTCTCGGCGCGTCTGGCACCATCTATCTGGCGCCGGGCGAATCATACGAAAGCGGCCCTGTCGTCTCCGGCGGCCAGGTGCAAATGTCGGCGAGCGCCGGGGCGTCTTTCGTCACGATCTTGGAGGGCTGACCCATGCCGATTTTTGGTGGCTTCGAAAAGATACCGCGCGACCAGAAAACCGCCAGCTACACCCTTGTCGCGACAGATTTCGGCAGGATCATCGAATATACAGGGGCCGTCGCTGCCACGATCACGCTGCCCGCAGCGGCGGACGTGGGTGCCGGCTGGTGGTGCGTCCTCGAAAACTCCGGCACCGGCACGACCGGCCTCACCAAACAATTGATGATCAGCGGCACGCTGGACAGCGTGAGCAACCCAGCGGTCTACCCCGGCGACACGCGGATGCTCCAATCGGACGGCGCAAACATCACTTCCATTCTGCTGACTGGTGGCACCCTCGTTCTTGCGCAGTCCGACAGCCCGTTCAACTACGTGCGCCCCACGACCACTACGACGCACGCCGTCGATCTCCGGGGCGGAGGCGGCGGTGGCGCCGCAGGTGTTGTAGTCGCTGCGGCAACGGCATGCAGCGGTGGTGGCGCAGGCGGCGGTGGCGGCAAGCGGGTCGCTAGTTTGCTGTCGGCTGCGCTGGATGCCACCGTCACGGTCACCATCGGGGCGGCGGGTGTCGGTGGGACAACGAGCGGCGCTTCTGGAGGCCAGGGGGGCGCCACATCGTTCGGCACCGCGCTGAACGCCTATGGCGGCGGCGGCGGGAAGGGCGGCACGTCTGGGG